ACAACATCGTGGCCGGCACGCGGCAGACCAATTCGGCGGGCCAGGTCACCTTCCGGCTCGACGCGGGCGTGACTTACTACCGCTGGGCGCAGAAGGACGGCATCAACTTCACCAACCCGACGGCATTCACAGCGGAGGCTGATAGCTGATGGGCAACACCTTTACTGACGCTGCTGCCGCATCCGGGGATACATCCTCATGGATCACCTACGCGACCCTCAAGTCCGATGTGGCTCACTTTTTGGGGTACGGCGTGGACTCGTCCGAGTGGACGGCGGCCCAACTGGCCGAGATTGATAAGTATGTCCAGGCTGGTGTCCGTCAATTCTACTTCCCCCCGGTAGTTCAGGGTGTGGAGCCGGGTTACGAATGGTCGTTCCTGCGTCCACACGCCACGCTCGATACCACCGCAGACGATGCTGCGCAAGACCTGCCCGACGACCTGGGGCGGGTGCTGGGCGACTTCTTTTATGACGAGTCTCAGCATCGGCCTTCCGTCGTGCAGGTCAGTGAGGCCCGGCTGTTGGCCATGCTGTCACGCACCGAAGACGCCGGACCTCCGCGGGTGGCGTGCGTGCGATACAAGGAGCAGGTGGCCGGCGTCGAACAAAAACTCGAGGTGGCGTGGTGGCCTGTCCCCAATGCCGCCTACACCCTGACATATCGCTACGAGGCATATGCTGGCAAGCTCACTGCCTCCAACCCTTACCCGTTGGGCGGTCGGCGCCACGCGGAGCTGATAACCGAGTCGTGTCTGGCCGTGGCAGAGCAACGCGCCGATGACGAGCGCGGATTGCACAGTGATGCCTTCGAGAGGATGTTGGTCGGGGCTGTGGCGATGGATCGGAAACAGGGTGCCAGGTACTACGGCAGCATGGCAACCGAGCCCGGAACTATCGTGCCTCGGCATGGCGACACCGGTTCAACCTACCCCATAACTTACGGAGGCGAGACGTGGTAATCCCCTGGTATGTAACAACCGCAGCCGGCTTGATTGGAACCGCGGCGCTCGCCTTCTTTGGCTGGTTGGCTGTGCAGGTGATTCGACAGGGCATCAAGCTGGTTGAACTTGAGAACCGCATCACGCAACAAGACCACGTCTGCACCGAGCGGCTGGTGTGGCTGAGAAGCATGGATTCGAAATTGGATACTGTCTCGGATGGCGTGTCCGAGATTCGCGGCATTTTGAAACCAAAGAACAGGAGCTGAATTATGAAGAGCATCATGCGCAAAGTCGTGCCGTGGGCTGTCCCGGTCGCCCTTATCGTTGTGCTGGTGGCGGTCGCCGCGGTGGTGCCGGGGTGCAAGAGCACCGTAGACAGTATTCGCGCCCCCGGCGAGCAGGTGGATCGAGACGAGTTGGCCGCCGAAGTACGTGTCGTGTCGACCGACCTCGAAACCGCGAAGGCGCGTCTGGAGGCGGACTTTCAAGTGCGGGCTCAAGAGTTGAATGCCCGCATCGAAGACTTTAACGACGATGTCGCCGACAAGATTGCGTCACTGGATAGACAGGACGAGCAGAAGCTCGCGCTTATCAGTGCGATCAATAGTGTGGCCACCTCGGCCGTGGAGGGCAATGTAAACCCCGCCGCGGTCACCATGCTTGGGTTGTCGGCCCTGACTGGCCTGCTTACTGGAGCCTTGGGGGTCCGAAGACCGAACGATGTACCCGCCGAAGAGTCTCGCAAGCGCGAACTGGTGGCGGCAAGGATCAAGGCGCCGCCTCCGTAGGTGGCGTGTGATAGCACTGCACTCATCTCATAAACCAAAAACCAAGGAGCAAACACAATGCTTGCACGCATCTGTAGCCTGTTGAGATTCAAACCGCCCGCCAACGAACTGGTTGGTCTGTTGATGGCGAGTGGCCCGACCGTCCCCACGGATGGCGCCTACGGGTACGCCCCCGGGTGTATCTTCCAGCACACCGACGGGAGCGCCGGGACCGTCCTCTACGTCAACGAGGGGGACGAAGACTCGGCGGACTTCAACGCCATTGCGGGGCTGACGGCCGCGCAAGAAGCCCTGCTGGGGGCGACGGCTGGCACGGCCAGTGCCAGCAAGGCGCTGATCGTCGATGCCAGCAAGGACATCGCTGGCATCAACCTGTTGACCGCCGCCGGCCTCAATTTCACCCCGGCGTCCCGCACGGCCACCGCCGACGGGACCGGCACGGGCCTGATCGCCGACGCGGGGATGCTCCAGCACGTCACGGTGACGGCGGGGGCTGACGCCAATGCTATCATCACGCTGCCGTCGCCGACGCCCGGCTCCATCGTGATCCTGCATGTCGGCGCCACGGGATACGAGCTGCGCAGCAGCGCTCCGGCTACCGTGGCGATCAACGGAGGCACCGGCGCGGCGGCCGAGTCGGCCATCGGCGCCAACACCACCGTGGTGGCGATCTGCGCGTCGGCCACGTCGTGGAAGGCCCTGCAATTGGGTTCCGACGGCACGCTCGCCCAGGTGGAGGCCGCGGCCTAGTGCCCCGTACCTCCCACAAAACGCTCACGTTCCCCCTTGCCGGGGTGTCCCGGCGAGGGGGCTATCGTGAGCAGACGCGGCCATTTTCGGCCCCTTGGGCCGTCAATGTGCGCGGCACCGGGGCGCTCGAAAGTCGAGAGCGTGGCGGCTCCAGGCCGGGCCTGTCCAAGGTCTGCGCAACAGATCTCGGCAGCATAGCTGGCCTGTTCCCGCTGGTGTACCTGGACTCGAGCGGGGGGAGGCAGCACGACCTGGTCTACATCGGCGGCGGTTCGCTGGGCACCGTGCGCGGGAGCGCGGCCACCGAGTCGGACGGCTCACTGCAAACAGCGGGCGGCGTGACGATCACCACCGAGGACGGGACCGAGATTGTGTTTCCATCTACGGTGGCGTCCGCTTGCACCATCACCGATACGGGCGCCTACAGCGCGGCGGCCATGGAAGGGCGCCTGTACCTGGCCGACAGCGTGCTGCGCGTCTACAACCCCGTGACGGGCGTTGTGGTGGCCGTGGTGGCGTCGTCCGGCACCGTGCCCACGGGGCAGCCGCTTGTGTGCAACTACCGGGGCCGGCTGGTGCTCGGGGGAGCCAACCACCTGTGGTACGCCTCGCGCCAGGGCGACGCCTCCGATTGGCATTTTGGCGCAGACATGGACGACCGGGGCAGGGCGGTTGCCGGCCAGGTGGCGCTTGCCGGACATCTCGGCGACGTGCCCACGGCGATGGTCCCGGTGCAGGACAAGGCGCTGGTGTTCGCGTGCGCCAACAGCCTGTGGTCGCTGCGCGGCGACCCAACCGACGGGGCAATGGCCCAAATCAGTGACGAGTTGGGCGTGATAGCACCGGGTGCGTGGGCCGTGGCCCCCGACGGAATGATGGCGTTTTTGAGCAACGACGGCGTGTACATGTGGGGAGCCGGATCGTCCGGGGCTCCCGTGCGGTTCAGTGAAGAGCGCGTGCCGGGCGAGCTTCGAGAGGTGAGCGCCACGACGAACACGATCTCGATGGCCTACGACCCCCGCGGGCGCGGGTTCCACCTGTTCATTACGCCCAGCGCCGGCGCCGGGACGCACTGGTGGCTGGACGTGAAGCGGAAGGCGGCATGGCCTGTAGTGATGCAGGCCGACCACCAGCCCACCGCGGTGGCTCGCGTGGAAGGTACGGGGCTTGCCGACGTGGTGCTGGGGTGTTCGGATGGGTACTTGCGCAAGTTCGACCCGGACGCAACAGACGACGACGGAACATCCATTGAAAGCCACGTCCTGATCGGCCCGATTCGGATCGCGGGCGCCGATGTGCGCGATTCACGACTGGACGAGATCCACGGCATCATGGCCGACCTGGACGGCTCGGTAACGTGGCGCGTTGTCCTCGAGGACAGCGCCGAAGCGGCCGTCGATGCCGCAGTGGCCGGGGTGACAGCAGCCTTGGCGGGAAGTACGCCCGCCGGCGTGGCCGGCTCGGGAACCTGGAGCAACGGGCGAAACCGCGTGGCGCGACCCCGCGCCCGGGGCATGTGGGTGGTGGTTTGGATTTCCTCGACAACGCAGTGGGCCTATGAGGCGGTGGCGATGGTGTCCCGCCAACTCGGAAGGACAAGATAATGCCGATCAAGATTTCTGACATGACGCCGGATGCCAGCATCGGGGGGAGCGAATTGATCCCGGTTTCCGACGCGGGGGCAGCCAAGAGCATCACCCCGTCCGGCATCTCCGGGTACGTCGTGGACCAGATCGAAGCAATCGAGGCCGGCGAGTCGGTCAGCGGCACCACCAGCCTGTACATGCTCGACGGCGGTGACTTGAAGCCGGTCGACATCGACGTGGTGGCCCAGCACGTCATTGACACGGTGTGGGGCAAGGCGGCCGAAGCCTCGCCCGACAGCGCCGACGTGATGGCGCTGAAAGACGGCGAGACCGAAAAGACAGTGACCCTGGCCAGCCTGGCGGAGTACGTGCGGGCAACCATCGAGGCGGCGGTGCTCAACCTCGCCGACCTGAGCGCCGCGGCCACGCTGGCCGCCGACCATACCTACCTTGTCACGCAAGACGGCGTGGGTAAGAAGGTGGCCCACAGCACCGTGCAGGCGGCGATCCTGTCCGGGCTCGAGGACTACGTCAGCGCCAAAACGGCCGCCGAATCCGTGTCGGGCACTGATACGATGTACCTGGTGCAGGGCGGGGTGGACAAGAAGACGACAGTGTCGTTGATCTCCGCGGCGATTCTCGCCGGGTTCGAGGCGTACACTACCGCGCTGGATGCGGTGGCGGCGTCGGCCACCACGGACGTGTTCTACGTGGTGCAGGGCGGCGCGGAGAAGAAGGCGACCCTGGCCCAGGTCAGTACGGCGATCCTGTCGGCCCTGGACACCTACGTGGGCGCCGTGGATGCCGTGGAAACCCCGACCGACGACGACGTGTTCTACTCGCTCCAGAGCGGGACCGAAAAGAAGGTGACGCTGTCGCAGCTATCGACGGCCATCCTCGGCGACCTGACAGCGCACGTCACCGCTACCGACGCCGCGGTGACGGCGAATGATGCCGACACGCTCTACCTGGTGCAGGGCGGGACCGGCAAGAAGCTGGCATTCTCTGTGCTCGTTTCGTCGATCTATGACGGCATGGCCGCGCACGTGACGGGGCTCGACGAAGTGACTCCGGTCAGCACCGACGAGTTGTTGTTGGTGCGCAGCGGTGCCGAAAAGAACGCCCCGCTGAGTGCTATCACCACCGCGATCTTCGACGGCCTGAACGCGCACGTGACCGGCAAGGATGCCGTGACGGTCACCGCTGACGCGGACGTGTTCTACTGTATTCAGGGCGGAACGGCCAAGAAGGTCACGCTGGAAGACATCGTCGCGCACTCGGGCA